GCTAGATGCTATTTATTAAGAGATGTATTGAATAACATTGATGATAAAATACTAGCTAACAGAATAAAAGCTAGATTGTAACCAATAGAAAGGAAAATAAAACAATGATTAAATATATAGCAACAATAAAAGAGTGGAGAGACAGAGTTTATGGAAATACTTATTTTTCAGCACAAATAGATGACATTGAGAAAGAAAGTAAACATTACATTAAATTTCAATATGGCTATGGATCACACGCTGAATGGACTTGTAAGGAATATTTAGGTTTAAAAGGTTTTAATTCTAATTTACCAATTAAATTTATTACTATTCCAAATTGTAAACAAAGAGAAGTAAAAAAGTGGGGTCAATCATGATTAAAAACTTACTTAACTTTTTAGATTATGTTTTATTCTTGGGTATGATGTATATATTATATCTAGGTTTAAAACATGGACCAGCTATTGAGCAATTAATAATTGAATTGAAAGGGGGTGTGATATGAAAGATAAAGAGTTTAAAAATATGACTTTAAATGAATTACTAGAATCTAATTTATCTTTAGAAGATATAGATGATATAGTAGAATGGGATTATCAAGTGGAAAAAAAAACAGAAAGCGAGGTAACAGAATGAAAAAATATACTAAAAAACTTTTTTTAGATTATGCGAGTGCCTTTGATTACTATGATGAAATGAAAGAAACTATGCAATCATGGTCTTTAAAAGATTTTCATAAATTTTATGGTTTTACCCATAAAGATTGGGGAAGTGGAGAAGAAATTAAATACAGGGGGGTGTGATATGACAAAAAACATAGACAATAAATGTGTATCTTGTTTAAAAGATACATCTTTTGGAAGTGGTAGATTTGTAAATAGAATACCAGCAACAAACGATAAATATGAGGGTTATTTGTGCGGTGATTGTGTTTATGAATTTGAGCAAGAAATGAATAATAAAATAAGGGGGAATAATGATTATCAAATTATTTGGTAAACAAATTACAATCAATAATAAAAAATGGAAACAGGATCTACTATCTTGGAGCTTACTATATCGTAGAGAAATAGTAATTTTTATTGCAGCTTTTATTCTTGGAGCTATAATATTTTAATAACAAATAGAAAGGGAAAAAATGAGTAATAAAACTACTTACAAAATAACAATACATAACCCAGATAAGGTTGATATGAATGATGATATTTTAGATGATCAATCAAGAATGTGGGAAATATACAAAGACTTTGAGTGTAGAGCTGATGCTAAAAAATGGTTATCAGATTATATTGAAGTTATAGAAATGCTTAACTAATGAATAAACAACTACAAAAACAAAATTTAAGGGAGTTAGCTAGACTAACTCTCTTGAATATTTTAAGTGCTAAAGGTCTTTATTATCAGAAGTATCGGAAACTGTATCAGCAGAAACATCAATCATATCCGATTGATTATCTTGCCATTGTACCCTTAAGGTAGTGTCCTGCCTAACCTCTTGTTTGGTTTTTTCAACAAACAATGAGCTTAATCTTGGAGCTAAAAACTTTAACCAATTTTGCTTTTCCCTAAGAAATAAAAGTTCTTCATTGGTAAGCTCTTTCACATCTGAATTAAAAATAACACACATTTTTTCAACTAAAGTCTTGATCCCTCTCTCTTGAGCTTTATTAAATTTATCTTTAAACTTTGGGTTTTTGTCTAAGTAATCGTATAAAGTTTTCAAGCTGATCTGTCTGTCTTTTGCCACCTCGTAGGCGGTTGTTCCATCTACTAAATGACCTAGCATAGTATTTTGTTCGGTATCGTTGAGACTTAGCTCGTTCTTTTTCTTCAAGGATATACTCTTTGATTTCATTTTCACTTTTATTTTGAAAGTTCTTAAGGTTTTTTAATATATTAATCTTGGATTGTATATCAATATTATCATTCTTGTATAACCCCTTATATTTTTTAGTCTTGTTATCCCAGCTTTTTGCACCTTTATGGTATCCGCACAACATTCTTCTTGAAGTAGGGATAAATTTACCAAGACATTTACACCTCTTACCTGAATGCTTGGCTATAGCTTCACACCTTATCTTTATTTTTGGCAATAGGATTCCCTTTATAATCTAAATTATTTCTGATGTTATATTCTTTCTTTCTTTTATAAGCGAAGTTCTTTTCCTTTGTAATCTTCTTCAATTCCCTTTGTATTATTCTGGGATCTACTAAATTTTCCTGACGAGCTAATTCCCTTTTTCTTTCAATAGCTAATTTACAATAATAGATATTTTTAGAATCATTTTCTAGTTCAGGCAGGGGTAGAGTGGCTAATTCATTTATTGTGTTATCAAAATTACCTCTATTCTTACCTATTATTTTATCTATATTAGTAATGTATATTGTTTCTTCTAATGTAGGCGTAAAACGTCTATCTTGTGTAGGTTTAACGTCTATCTTAAATAACTTCTCAGCTTTTAAGAATACCTCATTTACAATATAAGTCTTACCAGATTTACCTCTAAAAGATTTAACAACATTTAATTTATTTAAGGTAGATAGGCAGCTCTTGATCGTAGTTCTACATAGACCAGTATCTTTATGTATAGTTTCATGCCTTAATCTTGCTTCATACCCATTCTTTTTCCAAGCATATTTCATAACAGATAAGAATACATTTAGACAATGAGACTTATGCTCCCCCTCTAATTTAGATAGGTGGTGGTATAATTTATAAGTTATAAATAAAAAACCTCTACTTGTGTCCATGTTTACATACTTTCTTATGATTAGATTGGAGGTCTAGCAAGATTGACACCCATTGTTGCTCATTCATTACCTCAAATTCTGTCTCAGAGCTTGTTATACGCTTGATCCTAAAGGTTAGGGTAGTTGGGGTCAAATTTTTATAAAATACCAAAAAGAGAGGTATATTTAGGCGACTAGCGACTATGTTTGCAAGGGTTGTAGCTT